TGCTCGCTTCTCATGTCCACCGAAAGGACATGAGAACGCCAGGAAAGTCCGAAGCGTCTACGCACGAATAAAAGGCACCTTAGCGACTGCCGAAATGCCACCGAAGAGCCAACTAATGCAAGTTCGTTTGAATCCGAAAGAAAGGCCACAGCTAAACTACTTTCACACGATCGAGCTAGGAGACGGTAGGCAAACGGTAGAGGTTCGCAAGATTACAAAAGCGCCTCTGGTATGGGTAGAGCATAAAACGGGAACTGCTCCCACTGCCTGGATCAGAAGAGCCGACGCAGAAAGTGGGCTGTGTACATGAGCTACCTAATCGTCTTCCTGGCGGCTCTATTCGCCATAGCTACCTGCCTCGTGGCCGACTAACTAAAACCCTAATAAAGGCAATAAGCACCCACCGACTAAATCAAGTCGGTGGGTGTTCTGCTTTTTAAGCTCAGAAGCCCTCAAACGCATTCTAAGCGATTAGCCACTTCTGAGAGCTCCAGTCGTCACAGCTGAGAGCTCGCGCCAAAAACCGCAGCTGCTCCGCTCCTAACGCATTCTAAGCGATTAGCAGAACTGCTCCGCTACCTTACTACCTTGGATAGAGCTTTGATAGGTTCGCTAGTCTCCAGAGCCCTCCGCTTTTTTTATTCATTGCGTCGCATAAAGTCCTCTTTTGCTTGTGGATAAGAGAAAGTTTGCGCGCAAATAAACGCACTAAATACAGGAAAAGGATTAGGTCTAGAGACCAAGTCCTCAGAATTCGAGGGTCTGGCCGAGGCACCCCCCGAGGGGGGGCGGGGGGTTCGCTAGGTATAGGTATAGATAGGTAGGGACAGTGCGTGATCTTTTTGATTTCCTGATCTGCTTGGACTGTACGCCTGTGGTGTCGTCCAGTCCTGCGCTGCTAGGTGTGGAACCGATGGGGCGTAGGTTCCACGCTAGCTGTCTCTTTATTAAAGAGGGAGGGGGTGTCCCACTTTTAGGTGGGACGCTTTGTCTTTGTTGTTGATTGGAGTTTTTATGCCTCAGAACGGTGGTGGTAAGGGTTGGGTGACTGATCCTGATACTGGTAAGCAAACTATGCCTGATACTTGGCGTCAGTTTTTGGATTGGTTGTTGTGTGGCCCTGAGAGGGTTCCGAGCACTCAGAAGGCTTGGGCTGCTGAGGTTGGGGTGCATGTTGATTTGCCTCGGAAGTGGAAGCGTGATCCTCGTTTTCGTAAGGAGTGGGAGGCCAGGGCGGCTGAGTTGAATGTGCATGTTGAGCGTGTGCAGTCGGTGATTGATGCTGTCTATAAGGAGGCTGCTGGGGGTGATGTGAAGGCTGCGTCGCTTTATTTGCAGTATGTGGAGAAGTTCACTCCGAAGCGTCAGTTGGTTATTGATGATGTGGAGGCTGCTTCTTTGAGTGATGGTGCTTTGGTTGATGAGTTGGAGGAGTTGTTGGATTCTTTGAGGAGGGATGATGAGTGAGCCGAAGCCGTTGATGGAGGTTTTTGAGGCTCATCCTGAGTTGATGGGTGAGCGTCCTGAGTTGTGTGGGTGTCATCGTTTGTTGGTTTGTCCTAATGCTTGGATGTTTGAGGACGATGAGGTTATTGAGTGTTCGGTTGATTCGTACGAGGTGTGTGAGTCTTGTCAGTAGGAGCTAGTTGTGCCAAAAGTTGGCGGTAAGAGTTATTCGTATAGCCCTAAGGGCCGTGCTGCGGCTTCTAAGGAGGCGAAGCGTACTGGGAAGCCAGTTACTAGGAAAAAGAAGAAGTGAGTTTTTTGTTTTTGGGGGTCAGTTGTGTCGATCGAGGATGTTGCTGATAGGGCGGACGTTTGGGAAGCTAGTTTGAAGCGTATTTTGAAGGCGGTTGGTGCGGTGGGGGCTGCGCTGGCTGGTTTGGTTGCGGGTTTGATGATGTTGTGGCCTGATGGGGATGTTGAGAAGCCGAGGCAGCAGTTTCATCCGTTGACTGGGGCGAACACTATTCAGATTGGGGATGCTTCTGTTTCGTTGCCTATTGAGAATAAGGATTGTTCTAGTTTTTTGAATACTGTTAATCCTGAGTGGAGTGAGGAGCAGTGGGGTGTTTGGGAGCATTTGAAGAGGGAGGCTGGTTGTTAGCTGATTGGGGGGCCGTTCATCCAGAGCACTAGCGATGTTCTGTCACCTTTGGTGACTGGGTTGACTTTGTGTCGTACATGGGAGGGGAATGCTATTGCTGAGCCTGCTTGGCTTTTGATTTGTTGGGTTTGGTTTTGCCCGAGGTCGAGTTCTAGTTCCCCTCCTTCATAGTTTTTGGGGTCTGTTAGGTTTATTGTTAGGGAGAGTTTGCGTACTTGGCCGATGAGTTCTGGTGTTCGGGTCATGTTGAGTGGGATTGTTTCGCTTTCTTCTGTGTCTGCCCACGTTTTTGTTGCGTGAATGTCGGCGTTTCCGTCTGTGTGCCAGTCGTACTGGCCTCCGATGAAGTATTGGGTTAGTTGGGCGGCTTCTGGGTGGGTGATGTTGAATCTCCACCCTGCGTTTCTGTTCGCTTCATAAATTAGTGATGATGCTATTTGGAGTGTGCGTGGGTCGTGGGTCCACGCTATTTCTGATGTTCGTTTTTCGGGGTCTGTTCCGAAGTGGATTCCTGGGGTGCTGTGTTGCAGTCCGTCGTGGGCCACTTGTTGTAGGTATGTGAGCTCACTGTTTGTTAATGCTTGCGGATAGTGCCAGTAGGAGTTGGTTAGCATTTCTCGTTTAGATGACCTTAAGAAGGAAGCCGAGTGGCGGAAGTGCCGTAAAGATGAGGCTTACTTTCTATGTAACTACTGGTCCATTGCTCATCCTGCTCATGGCCGCATGTTGTTTGATTTGCGTCCTGCTCAGCGTAAGGCTTTGAAGGAGTGGGACAGTGAACGCTATTCATTGACGCTTAAAGCGCGACAGATTGGGTGGACAACTCTTGTTGCTGCTCACCAATTTTGGTTAGCTTTTTTTAGGGCTGATCAAAACATTATTGATTTGTCGCGTACGGAGCGTGAAGCAGTTTCTTTGCTTCGTAAGTCAAAGTACGGGTTTCAGCATTTACCTAAGTGGATGTTGGACCGCGGACCTAAGTCGTTGGTTGATCATCAACAAAGAATGGTGTTTCAGAATGGTTCACAAATTACTTCAATGCCTAGTGCGTCAGACCCTGCCCGTGGAGAATCGGCCAGCCTCATCGTGGTTGACGAATGGGCATTCCTCCCGAATCCGTCTGAGAGTTGGGCGTCGATAGAGCCAATTTCGGATGTTGGTGGGCGCATCATTGGGTTGAGTACTGCTAACGGATCGGGGAACTTTTTTCATGATCTTTGGGTTGGGGCTGAAACAGGTGTTAATAACTTCTCTCCTATGTTTTTCCCTTGGAGTGCTGGCGACAGTGACCGTGGTGACGCTTGGTATCAGGAAAAAGTTGCTTCAATGCTTCCTTGGCAGTTGGCGCAAGAATATCCGTCTGATGCTCGGGAAGCTTTCATAAAGTCTGGTCAAACTGTTTTCAGTTTGGAAGTTCTTGACGATATGGCTACTCGATGTAAGCGTGGCAAAGAAGGTTACATGTGGCGTAACGGCAATCAGGTGGAGTTTCGGGTATGACAGTCACAATGTTTGCTGATCCTGATGTGAGTCACCAGTATGTGATGGGAGTTGATACTGCTGAGGGTTTAGCTCACGGCGATTATTCTGTGATTCAGGTTTTGGATGTTAATACTGGTGAGCAGGCAGCTATCTATCATGCCCACATTGCGCCAGATCTGTTAGCTGAAGAAGTTTTTATGTTGGGGCTCTATTTTAATGACGCTTTATGTTGCGTGGAGTCCAACAACCATGGGTTAACTACGATCACCGAGTTGCGTCATCTTAACTATCCTCGCTTGTTTAGGCGTCGGTCTTTGAATCAGGTATCTAATCGGGTGTCGCAAGAATTCGGTTGGAAAACCACCCGAACATCTAAACCTTTGATGATTGACGAATTGGGTTCTGCTTTGCGGAACGATGAGTTGGTTTTGTACGACAAATTCACTATCGCTGAGTTACGCACTTTCGTGCGGAACGAACGGGGCTCGATGTCGGGTTCTCCTTACGATGACCGTGTTATGGCTTTGGCGTTAGCGAATCAGATGCGGAAGTATGCTCACGCTTCGGAGTACAAAGTCAAACATGACGATTATTGGACTCTTGATTGGTTCGCTCGGTTGGCTAATAAGCAGTCAGATCCTGGATCTGGGACAGTTATTGGAGCTTCGACTCGCCGTGGGACACCTAACGGCCTTTATTGACGCAAACTTTTTGGAGTAATTATGGGTCGCAATATTGCACATACTTCATCAACCAGATCAGTTGATGGCGCTAATACAGGCAAAAATAACGTTATGGAACGTGGCGGTTCAGTTTCTGCTAATCCTATTTGGGAACCAGGTGGAGCTAATTCACCGAAACAACGCTTCGGTCCTTTGACTGTAGCTAACCAAACAGGGCCTTATGGTCAGGTTTCTCCTCGTTTTTCGCCTGATAATCAGACTGGTAAGACTGGCGATATTCAGCCAGGCAAACAACCAAATCTTCGAGGATCTAACGCCAAATAATGGCGATACTGCCAGAAAATGTTTCGTTTGAGGAGTTCACTGCTTACGTCTTAGAAAGGCGTAAGGCGGTGCCTCTTGCGGAACTTCAAGAACTATATGACAGGCGTGCTCGGTTGAAGTCTGTGTCTGTAAACAATGGGCAAGGTCTGCGTTCCATATTGCCTGCAGATGAAAAGAATTTAACTATCAGGGAACGTGAACGAAAACTTGTAGCTGAGGCGAAAGCTGCGGGCCGCAGCATCGAGAAGCTTCCTGAGAAGGCGACGTGGTGACCCATGGCGAGGATGTCAAAGGCTGAGAAGTTAGAGCTTTACCGTGAACGGTTGAATCGTTCACGAGGCTGGCGTTCCGATCAAGGTTATGACAGCCTTTGGCGTCGCATGATCGATTTGTATCGTGGCAAGCACTGGCCTGCTTCTACTGCTATGCAGCAAGATCTGATTGCGGTTAATTTAAGTTTTAGCACTATCAATGTGATCGCTCCGAGTGTTGCTGTTAACCACCCTAAGGTGGTTGTTAAAGCGAACTCTCCAGAGGACTATGATCGTGCCGCATTCGTTGAGGCGGTTATCAACCATTTGTGGAAGCATCACGATTTTAGGGATCCTTTCCGCAGAAGCGTTAAAGATTTTCTCATTTTTGGTCATGGCTGGTTGAAAGTCGGTTGGCGATTCGTTGAGCAAGAGATGTCTTTGTCTAACTATGAGCAGGCAGAGATCGCTGATGACATGTTTAGAGAGGTTGACAATTTTGCTTTCTCTAATCCTGAGTTGGCTGAAGACGTAACTTCTGACGAAGAAGTTATGGCGAACATTCCTGATACGGAAATGCGTGTCGTACAAGATCAGCCGTTTGTTGAGCGTATCTCCCCTTTCGATATTTTTGTTGACCCTGAAGCTACGTGCATGGATGATGCGGCTTGGATTTGTCAACGCATTATTCGTACTGTTACTGAAGTTCAGAAAGATACTCGCTATAAGGTTTCTACCCGCAAAAATGTTGGTCCTGATAGTGGCGGTAGTTTCTACAACGATGGGCCTCCTCAGCGTGATGAAACGAAAGTGTTTAATGACGGTGAGCAGCTTTGCACAGTGTGGGAGTACTACTCGATTACTGATAACACTGTTTGTGTTTTCAGTGACACAAGCGACGGCTATCTGATCGATCCGACTCCTATGCCTTACGCATATGGGCAGCCTTTCACGATGCTGCGTAACTATGATGTCCCTGACCAGTTCTACCCTATGGGAGATTTGGAAAGCATTGAGAGTTTGCAACTGGAGTTAGATAAGACTCGTTCCCAGCTTATGAATGACCGTAAACGTGGTCAGCGTAAATATTTGTATATGGAGCGGGCTTTCAGCGAAGCAGGTCGAGAAGCTTTGGAATCTGATGACGATAACCGTCTGGTTCCAGTGGTTGACGAGAATCGGCCGCTGTCTGAGACAGTGGTTCCGATGCCTCAAACTCCTATACCTCCCGAGATTTACAACTACTCAAACATTATTGAGGGTGACATAAATACTGTTAGCGGTATCAGTGAATACGCTCGAGGAGCTCTACCTGAGACTCGCCGTACTGCAACTGAGGCGTCCATTATTGCTGATGCTCAGAATGCTCGTGCTGCTGACAAACTTGCGATTATTGAAATTTCGATTGGGCATATTGCTCGACGGGTGATGCAATTGTTGCAGCAGTACATGACTGGCGAGCAGATGGCTCGAGTTAATGGTAATGGTGGTGCCGATCTGTGGGTTCCTTACTCACGAGATGACATTATTGGCGAATACGATTTCACTTGTGAGGCTGGTTCTACGCAGCCGATGAATGACACGATCCGTAAACAGCAGGCGATCAGTTTATTGAACGCTGTTGCTCCTTTGATTGGCACTGTTATTGATCCTGCAGCGATAGCGCGTCATGTGCTTCAGGCTGGGTTTGGTATCGGTGATGCTGACAGGTTCTTGATGCAGCAGCAGCCGATGCCTGAAGAACAACCACAACCCATGCCTGGTGGGCCTGCAAATATGCCTCTTCCTCCAGATGAGGGCGCTTTTGCTCCAACTGGGGGCGTTCCGCCTGAACTTGTAGCCCAATTACAGGGCCAAATGGGGATGGATTTGCCCGCATCGTAAAGTGGGACACTTGAACACTCCTATTGAGCAACCATTTTGGACTCTATATAGGAGGGCTTTGTGCCTGAAGAACAAGAAGGTGTTGTTGCAGAATCCGCTGAGGTGGACAATCTTGACACAACCCAAGAGCAATTCAATGAGGAACCTAGTGGCGACCTATACGAAGTTAAAGTCGATGGCGAGTCAACTCAGGTCAGTCTTAACGAACTGCAAGACGGATACCAGCGTCAGTCGGATTACACCCGCAAGACGCAAGAACTGGCCTCCGAAAGATCACGTTTACAGCAAGCTGAGGCGATAGTAGTAGCGCTTGAGAAGGACCCTAGTGGTACTTTGCAGGCGTTAGCTCGATCGTTTGATATTCCATTGGATAACAAGGTTGATAGTTCTGACGAAAGTTGGGATAGCGAAGATCTTGACCCTATGGCACAGAAAGTTGCTGCACTTGAAGCTCGGTTAGAGGACCAGGATCGCATTAACCGTCAAACAGCCATACAAAAAGAAGTGTCACAGTTACAGGAAAGTTACGGAGATTTCGATAGCCAAGAGCTACTAAGCCACGCTTTGAAACATCAAATCAACAACCTTGAGGCTGCGTTAACGCACATGCGTTACAACAGCGTCGCTTCTGAAGCTGACAAGCTTCGAGGCGAGTTGTCTGTATTTGAGAAGAAAAGAGAAGCGGCAGTAGTTGAGTCTGGTGGGTCGAAACAAGTCGGTGCTTTCCCTGAATCTTCGGATAAACCGAAGACTCTGCGTGATGCTTTCGCGATGGCTCTGAAACAACACCAAAGCACATAACTTTTACATATAGGAGGCCATAATGGCTGGCAATACCGCTTTCGACGAGATTCTGTCGACCACCCTAAAAAATTACGAAACGCAACTCGCTGACAACGTTTTCACTGCGAGACCTTTATTTTACAGTTTATCCAATCAACAGACAATGCGTACTGTTGGCGGCGGCGCAAAGATAGTTGTCCCAGTCCTGTACGGTAAGAACAGCACTGCTGGTTCTTACTCTGGGCTTGACGCAATTGATGTGACGGCACAAACAGGTATCAGTGCTGCAGAGTATGACTGGGGCCAGTTCGCTGCAACTGTAACTATTAATGGTCTACAGGAAGCGCAGAACAACTCAACCGAGCAAATCATTGACCTTCTGGAATCAAAAATATTCCAAACACAAGAGTCAATCATTGAGTCGATGAACACAATGTTCTTCGCCGATGGTACAGGTAACGGTGGTAAAGACTGGAACGGTCTTACCAACATCATTAACCATTCGACGGCTGCAGGTAACGCACTTGGAGGCATTGACCCTGCTGCTGCAGGTACCGCTAACGATTGGTGGACAAGCCAACACCACGCACAAGGTGGAGCTTTAACTCTCGCCAAAATGGGCGAAATTTACAACAAATGCTCAGTCGGTAACGACCAGCCAACCATCATAATAACAACTCGGGTTCTGTACGAAAAGTATGAAGCCCTGCTGCAACCACAGTTGCGTTACACAGATACCAAAATGGCAGACGCTTCTTTTCAGAACCTTGTCTACCGTGCAGTACCTGTGACTTATGATGATGACTGTACCTCAGGTCGCATGTACTTCTTAAATACAAAGTATCTGCAACTTGTGAAACATGCCGACACCTGGTTCCAAAGCACACCGTTTGTACGACCACACACACTTGATGCTGTGTTCTCACAAATCCTGTGTTACGGACAGTTGACATGCTCAAACCGAGCACGTCAAGGATACATCACTGGCGCTACCGCTTAATCAACCACGTTGCGGGGGCGGTTTCGGCCGCCCCCATAACTGATGCCAGGAGGCAGCATGGCTTATGAATCACATATCGCATACGGAACGTCCACTCGTTTAGCTTCTGACCCTGGAAAGGGAGCCACCCAAAACCCTCACACGTTTTTCGGTGGAAAAGAAATTAAACCTGCGTTCTCTGCTGAAGATGTGATCGAGCCTGCTGCCAACTGCACTTCGTTAACTAAAGCAGGTAACCAATGTCAGAAATCTCCACAAGAGGGTTCTGATCTTTGCGTCATACACGGTGGGTGAGTTGTGCAAATACAAGAAATGCGTTCCTATGTTCACGGTGTTGTCGAGATAGATGACCAGGACATTGCACCAGACATAATGAATCGCTTCTTTGGCGAAGCGTACGACTTGCTTACCTACTCTGAGAAAAGGTGGCCTTGGTTTGAAACGTCAACGACGTTCGACACGGTTATCTCCCCTGCACAATCTGACTACGCTCTGTCAACTGTCGGAGCGGCTGTCACGAACGGCTTACGAGAAATAGCGTCACTTCGTGACACCTCTGCGGTAATCGAATACATAGGCAGAGATGAAGGCGATCTTAGCTACCCTTTGAGCTCTGCTGGTTCTGGAGTGCCTTTCCGTTGGAGTCTTTGGGAAGACAAAGTTCGGCTATATCCAACACCTTCGACAGTCGTCACTATCCATGTTCGTGGCTGGGCTAACCCGCCAGCGTTCGGCGCTGGGAGCCAAGATGGGGACGAGCCAGTGCCGTTCCCTGAACCGTTTCACATTTTGATCGCTACTTACGGATGTGCTCGAGCTTATGAACAGCAAGAAGATCTGGACATGGGAGCTACTTACCATGCGATGTTCCGCAGAGAACTCGATAATCTTCGGGCAAGATTTTTGGACACTCCTGCTCCGCAACCAATTATTCTTAACGGCACTCGTAGCCGACGTTGGGACTCAAACGTGGCTTTAGGGTCGCGTTTGCGTTACTCGTGGGAGTAGCTGATGGCACGCAATTACTCGCTTCAAGCACTGACTAGTTTCGCTGGCGGTTTGAACTATCGGACAGATCAGTTCAACCTGGCGCAAAACGAATCACCAGACTTGTTGAACGTGGACGTTGACCCAAGAGGGGGCATACGTTTACGTCGAGGCATTGAGGTAATTGACGGTGCTGGTACTGCTCTTGGCGCAGTGAAAGGGCTCGGGTCTTTCTTCACTGATGGTGGCTTATCTGAAATCATTTGTAACCACGGCACTGTTGTTGCTTTCTCTACAGGTTCCTCTGCATGGACACCAATAGGTGGTCAAACTGCCAGGACTTCTGGCAGTCGCATGTATGGCGTAACCATGAACAACGTTTTCTATGCGGTGAGCGGCGATATTACTTCTTTCAAAGTTAGTTCAGGTAACAGCGGCACCGACTTAGGTACCAACCTGAATGGCACTGCAGGAAACTTCCCAATCAGCCAATACGTGGCTTTCTGGAATAACCACATGTGGACTGGCAAGACTCGAGAGTCTTCAATTTATTACAACTCTCGTATCCGTTGGTCTCATCTGAACGATCCAGAAACTTGGACACAAACAAGTTATGCAGACATCGACATTGGTGAACGAGGCGACGAAATCACTGGCCTTGTCCCGATGTCGGATCGTTTACTGATCTTTAAATCAAATTCAGTTCACGCCATGTTCGGGCACGACACTGAAACATTTCAGATGGTGCCCCTTACTCGTGACGTTGGCAGCGTTGCTTTGAGCTCTCCTGTGTCCACTCCATTAGGAGTGTTCTTCTGGCATGATCAAGCGGGCGTATATCTGTATGACGGCACAAACTTTAACTACATCTTTGACAAACTTAAACCTGCGATAGATGACGGTCGGATTCGTTTCAACACCCCGCCACAACTCGCATGGTTCCGCAATCGACTCTATGTGTCTATTGATTGGACTGAAGACGGATTAACTAAACGACGCACACTGGTCTATGATCCGTCGCTTGGAGCTTGGACTTTAACCAACATAGATGCTGAACCATTGCTTGCTCACGTCCCTCCTGGTGGGGAACCCTTCTTAATTGGAGCCTGCAAAGACAACTCTGGTCGAGTAATTAAACTTGAACAGAACAGATATACAGACTTGTACGCCCAAACTCCTGCCAAGATCGTCAGCTATTTCACGACACCATGGGTGTCGGGAAAGAATCCGATTGTTCAGAAGCGTTGGGGGAAACCGCGTTTGGTGATGGACACGTCAGCAACAGGCTCAGTGGACTACGAAGTTTACAACGACTACGACAAAGCAACTTCTGTAACTAAAACGTTTCAAGTCACAGGTCGAGGATCGACCAGTGTGTTTGGGGCTGCTACATGGCGGTCAAACTCTGGAGATGTGGGTGACGGCACATGGTCCGCTTCAGCGGGTCAATCAATCACTGATGTAATCAAGTTAACAACAATGGGTAGCGCTAAATCTGTGGCTATCAAAATCAATGGACCTGATCATCTGAGCGCTTACGAAGTGAACGCCATGATGTTTACGTACGTGCCGCGGAGGCTCAGATGACTCTTTCAGTGACCAACACCTTCAGTGCTGGAACCAGTATTGTGGCTAGCCAAATGAACGCCAACTTCAACGATATTGAGGCGTACATAAACACAACTCCTGGAGTGATAACTGGAACGGGCGGAACAGTCACAGGCATATTAAATATGACTGGTGGGATTACTGTCAGCGGAGACGCCACTTTCGACACAACGACATTCAAAGTCGATGCAGTAAATAACCGTGTGGGTGTGTTTACTGCTACACCGAACACTTTCCCACCGCTATACAACGGTCTGGCTACCTCACCGTACACAACTGAATCTGGTGGTGGTGGTGCAGGTGGCGATCGGTCGACGCGAGCGAACTATCGTCTCGTAGTGAACGGATCTGTTTATGTTGACGGCGATATTATTGGTCACACAAATCGGTTAGCGAACGGTACTGTCGATCCGAACTATGTTGCTGGGTCTGGTACCAGAATCAATACGCAATGGTTGAACGTGCGAGAGAACGTCGACATTAGCGGCGATATAAGAATCCAAACTTCATACGACTATGCACGCATCTACTTCGGGAACGACTACAGCACGAATCAGGATTGGATTGAATGGAAAGACACGCTCACTGGTTCAAACCTGCCTGGTTTCCAATTCGTTCACAACGACAACGTTCATTTGCAGATCTCTGAGTCAGGTGCTGCAGGCTCCGAGAAATTAGATTTGCGTGCCTATAAAGCTTCATCGGGAGCGAGCCAAGGTGGCTGGCCCACACTGTCAGGAACCACTGCAGTCATAACTACTACGGGCACTGAGCAGTTAGGTATTAGCTCTTCTTCTATTCGTTTCAAAGAAGACGTAGAAGACTTACAGGTTGATGCTGCGTGGTCAAAGATTAATGCTTTGCGCCCACGAACGTTTAATTGGAACGAGCAGGTGGCAACGAGTTCAGGTTTGGATTACGAAAGTCAAATACCTGAACTGGGTTTCATCGCTGAAGAGGTAGCTGAAGCAGCACCAGAAGCAACTTTGTACGACTTTGATGGTGATCCAATTGTTTATCGAGAGAAGTCAATGCTTTCACTTCTTGTGAAAGCAGTTCAAGACTTGAACACTCGGATGGAGGGGCTCGAGTAGTGCCACTTGGAACTAACTATACAAACCAACTGAATAGTCCTAACGCAGTTTACTTCCCATCCAACCTTGTGTACGAGGGGACCTGGTCGAGCGGCACCGCCTATCAAACAGGTGATGTTGTGACGTACAGTGACACTGCCTATATTGCGCGTCAAGGTAGCACAGGTCAAACTCCTGGAAATAATGCTTATTGGCAGCAGATGGCTCCGACGCCATCGGCTGGCGCTCCTGGAGCGACTGGTCCTGCAGGTCAATCAATCACTGGCCCTACAGGTCCGACTGGGGCTGCAGGCTCAACTATTTTGAGCGGTCAGGTTGACCCTGTTGCTGGTATTGGTGCCGATGGAGATTTCTTCCTGAACTATCTGACTTCGTATTTGTTTGGCCCTAAAGCTTCAGGGGCTTGGCCTACAGGCATTCTGATTAAGGGTGCGCCTGGAGCGAACGGCACCAACGGTATTGACGGTCGAACTATTTTGAATGGCCCGAACGTTCCATCGGTTGGTGTTGGAGCTATCGGCGATTTCTTTATGGACACTGCAGCGCACACTTTCTATGGGCCGAAGGTTGCGGGTTCGTGGGGCACAGGCACAAATATGGTTGGCCCACAAGGCATACAAGGACTAACAGGACCGACGGGGCCGACAGGAGATCCTGGCGGGCCTCCAGGCCCAACAGGTGGCGTTGGTCCTCCTGGACCGTCAACGCCTGGGAGCCCTGGCGCAGCCAATGGGCTGCTGAATGGTGGGACGCCAGATTCAACTTATGGCGGGATTTTCCCTATAGATGCTGGAGGGGTTACCTAGATGGCTTTACAAATACAATTCAGACGAGGCACTTACGCTCAGTGGGCTGCAGCGAATCCTGTGATGGCTTCAGGAGAGTTCGCTTTACAAACTGATGCTGGTGGTGGGCAATCTGCAGGTCAGTTCAAAATCGGTGACGGAACAACTACATGGAGCTCTCTTCCTTATGGCGGGCTGACTGGCCCTCAAGGAACGACTGCGGCAAACATTGACGGCGGAAGCTCTTCAACTATTCCAACAATTATATCGCTCGACGGCGGAAACTCAGGAGCACAATAATGGCTGTAATTATTCAACTGCGGCGAGACACTGCCGCTAACTGGACAGCGAACAATCCTACGCCAGGTGACGGCGAACTTTGTTTAGAGACCGATACTTTGCGATATAAGATCGGCGATTCGAGTGGGACGCAGTGGACTTCGCTCGGGTACGCAAGTTTGCCTGCAGGAGCAGCCACTTTGAATGGGCCAGCGTTCACTGGTGTGCCTACAGCGCCGACGGCTGCTGCGGGCACTAACACGACGCAGTTAGCTACTACTGCGTTTGTTGCAGCGGTACCAAGTACGTCAGTTATCGAAGTGCAGGTGTTTTCCTAATGG